GTAAAGCCTTTGAATGCCTGGGCCAGTTTTACCAGCCCGGCCATTAGATTGTTAATCATTTTGAGGGCCGGCGTCAGTACATTGATCAGCCCCTGTCCAATTGCGGCTGAGAAGCTTTCGAACTGAAGCCTGAGAATACGCACCTGGTTTGCCCAGCCCCCCGATGTTCGTGCGAAGTCTCCGGATGCTCCGCTCAACTGATTGAGAACAAACTGATATCTAAGAGCGACTTTCTCCTGCTCAGACATCTGTGCAGTAGTCTTGCCGAAACCGTTGGCCATAGCGAACTGGTCAAGAGCAGTCTGCGTCATGACAACGCCAAGGGATTTCAGTCCCTCAGTCTCACCGGTAAACACTGCCTTCAGTTTTGTGAATGCATCTTCCTGATCCAGGTTGTAGAAAGAGGCAATATCTCCGGCAAGGCCCGCCAGCGTCGTGCTCATTTCATAGGCAGAATCCTGTGAAAAGCCAAACGCCTTCCCCATGGCACCGAACGTTCCGACAAACTGCTTGGCCATTGTTTCCGACAGGCCGAACTGAGTGGCAGCGTTCTGGGCGAACTCATTCACCTTGTCGCTCATGGATCCAAACGTGACGTCCACCACATTCTGGACTTCGGACAGATCGGATCCGAGATCAATGCATTTCTTGGCAAATGCAGTAAGGCCGGCAACAGACAGTCCCATTCCAAGCGTTTTTGCCATCTTGCTCATGGCAGAAGACGTCATGCTCTGCAGATTATTCAGTTGTCCTTTGTATGTCTGCTGCAGATTGTTCATCTGCTTGGTAAATGGATTTCTGCTCAGGACAAGGTCCAGACTAACCTGTCCAACACTGTTTCCACCTGGCATATCACTCACCTACTTATTCTGCGCCATAGCTATAAACGCCTTTTTAATTTCTTCCAGAAAAGCGTCTCTGCTCTCCGGCTTAACATTCTTTGCGCGTCTGTTTAGCCATTCATTTCTGATTCTGCGCTGCTCTTTTGTGAACTGCTTCAGATTGTTTCTGTTTGTTTCTGATCGAATGGACACGACCCGACCTAAGGCTGTGTCCGGAGAGATGCCTACCAGCAGGCTCTGGAACTCATCCCACTTCATGCCATGCAGGTCGCGCGATAAACGAATCCCGTACTGATCCTGAAATGATGACACTATCAGGTCGAAGTCATCGATCAGGTCATAGTACGGGTCACTGCTCTCCCGGCTCTTCTTCCCCCATAATCAGATTTGTGGCCTCCTCTATGATGTCCATAAGTGACCGGGCGCTCAGCTTCTTACCGTTCTTTCTGACTGAACAGATCTTATTCATATCTTCTTCGCTGAATATCAGGCTCAGGGCGTTCCCGATCGCAGCCATGTCATTGATTCCACTTTTAAACAGCCCCATCAGGCGGATCATGACCTCGGCATCTGCATTGACCTCTATTTCGTTACCGGCAATAATCATCTTCGGATTCTCGTCAAAACTGAGCTTGTCAGTGATATCTATGGTCTTCGCCATTTCTTCCTCCTATGTGAAAAAAGGACCGCCATGGACTATGCCATAGCGATCCTCGTTATCTGTTATGCTGCCGGTGTAACGGTCGGCTTGCCGTTGCTCATAACATCGAATTCGAGCGGAGCCACCGCAGTGGAATCGCCGGATCCAATGTTGTTGACGTTGATTACAGCATCGGTAAATGTCACCACTGTACCGTCCGGGAATGTCCACTCAAACGGTCTTTCGGCTTCACGCCCATTTACCCACGCAATGCCGGCCACCTCGTCATTGCCGGTGTCTCCGACATTCCTCTTAGCTGTTACGGAAATGGTGATACCCTTGGCGGTCAGCAGGCGCCTTACCCAGCCCTCATGATCGAACGGATGCCATTCCTCAACGCCATTATCGAATGCCACACTGAATGTCTCGCAGTCTGCGATGGCGGACATGGTAGCGTAATTCTCGCCTGTTCCGATCTTAAACTGATTCTCATAGCAGGGATATACACCAGTAGTAGTAGTAGTTTCGCCAGCCATAATACTTACCTCCTGTAATAAATGTTAATTTCGATTACGTACTCATAAATTCCATTGTCATCGGTTCCTACCGCGACAGGCTCTGGGACATTCGGCTGAATGTACTGAATATGAGATCCGGAAGGGACATCAATGTCAGTGACGCAGAAAAGGTTATTCCATAGGCGCTGTGCAGCAACTTCTGTTTCGTTGGCATTCCGGTTCCAGTGCAGGAGCAGCGAGATGTGTTTAATGTCGTAGCTGCCACCTTCCGTTCCTCCCAGAGCCATGACCGGACGCTCACCGCCAGGCTTACTATATACACCCAGGGATTTTTCCTTCTTGTTGTCCAGACGGCCGATATAGTAGTTTTCTGCAACATTTAATGTTTTCAGCCAGTCGCGGATCTCTGCCAGCGTCATCATAGCCCAGCCTCCTGTTTGTAAAACGCTTCGAATGCCTTTTTTGAGAAGCCGGCATTCTTCCCGCCATCTACCCAGTCTTCAAACCAGTGCGATTTTGCATGGGGGTTTCCGCTATGTTTTACGGTTTTTCCTTTTTCGACACTCTCCCATGGTTCCTGATGGAAATTATACTCCGGATGGAAATACAGCCTCCTGGCATAGGGTGTGCTGGACACGATCTCTGTACGACCCGCGGAAGCTTCGGAAACATCAATGAATGTAGCATCATTTTGCAGATGACCCTCCCGATATGGGATCACCTGCGCCTGAACAATTTCCGTCAGCAAGGCATCCGTTGTTTTTTCCAGTGCCCTGACAGCTGCGTGGTCTAATTCTTTTACTCTGCCTCGAAACAGTGTGATCTTGGCACTCATTTGAACCGCACCTCCGTATAATTAACGGTGCCATCAGGATTTCTTGCCTTGATCCCCTCGGCTATCTCTCTGCGTTCTCCAAAGATCTCGCCATAGCCGCCTGCCAAGTTTGACAAGCCCGGGCAGATATCACCAGTAAACAGTGCTTTGCCTGTAATCCGGATATACTTCTGCTCACTGCTGAGCTCTACCCTTCCGCCATCCTGCCAGTTGCATGTGCCTTCATAGACAAACGCCTCAACAGGAGCACCGTCTTCGTCAAGCTCTTCTCTTTCAATAACCAGCCGGATCGGCGTTTTGCAGATCCGCGCTGGCACTAATTCTGGCCATCTCATACCATCACCTCAGCACTCTGCAGCACAAACCGGTCTGTTTCAGGAAAGAATACAGGTCTTTTGGCATGGCCACACCGTTCTCTACTGTCAAGTTCCAGGCATCCGTCCCGAATGCCATAGACACACCATTGATCGAGTATGAGGAAAGGATTGTATTAATTACATCCGCATTCTCATGTTCAAACAGAGCCTGTCTGCAGGTGACCTCTGTGATCAGTTCCTGCTGGAAGAGTGTCAGATTCTCAAAGCCCTGCGCCACGATCCGGTTGAAGGTCAGGCTGTCGATATGGCGCGAAGCTTTCAGTATGGCATCCTCAAGGCCTTCAAAGATCTCCAACCCCAGATTCATGTAATCTGTCAGTGTTGCATACGGTGTGTAAGCCATGATTTACACCCTTTTTCCTTCCCTTCTTCCGAACCGGTTCGAACTGTTCCGGTTCCTCCATGACTTCATAGCCATGATTTCGGAACCATTCAATCAAGTGAGGGTCATCCGTTTCCCCGGTCCCGTTTACAAAGGGCACGCTGGCACGTACGCCAGTGTACCCCTTAACAACTGTATGGATCTTAGCCATAATCAGGACCTCGTATAGTACGTCTTCGTACTGTCGAGCGCCACATCCGAGGTCAGAGCATAAGCACCGTGATTATACTCATAGTACGTTGCAATATCAGAAACATCCGGGCTTGCAACGGCTGTATAAGTATATGTCCCAGCCTTGACCTTGATCTTCCGGAAGATGCCGGCCGCTTTTGTCGCCTTCAGGACAATCGCAGCGTTCATCTCAACCTCACCCTTCTTCACTGCGCCGGCAGTGGAAAAGTCAGGAAGCCAGGTCTGCACCGGAGCAACACCGGAGAAGGACACGGCATGCAGTCCGTCAAGGCCAAGGCGGCCAACATAAAGGCTGGTGGTGCCATCGTCTGCAGTGCCAATGACATCATCATTACTTCCCGCTTTCGCACCGAGATCCACAAACGGAATGCCGGCATAGCTTTCAACCTGCTGACCGAAGTCGTTCATTTCCATCTGATACATGGAAGAACGGCGCGCGCAGGCGCGGAGCTTCGCGATCAGCTTCGTATTGCCGCCAATGAAGGACGGGCGGCCGTCCAGCTTGCCAAGAAACTCGTCCAGGAGGTCAAGGAAAGCGACGTAGTTGCTGGTTACTGCAGCGCTTGTGGACAGATCGATAGCCGAATCACTACCGCCGCCGTTGAACTCGGTGTCGGAGCCGGTGACAGCCACGTCGATTCCGTCAAACGCATTCGAATCCACTGCTGCGTCGCCGTTAATGAAGGTATCATTGAACAATGCCTGGGCCGCTTTGATCTTCTGGGCCTGCTGCAGTTCAACCTCGGAGACGATGCCGCCGAAGTTCGCCAGTACACGGTCAATCTCGTAGGCTCCACCGAAGACCTTGATATCGGTTGTATAACGCTGCCTCGTGACTTCCTGCGCAGTATATTCATTGTTGATCGCACGGAATGCCGCTGTGGGCTGCGTGATCAGCCGGGTATACGCATAAGTCGGTGTCGCTCCACCACCCGTCGGAGAAACACAATCATCAAAAGTAATGTGATCGAGAATCCAGTTGTTTTTCCGGAACTCATCGATCACGCCCATCTGCAGGTCGTCCTGCACGTTTTTCTTAGCTTCTGCAAGTGTTACTGCCATCTCTTACTCCTTTCATGTGGCGCTTCCGCCACTCTGTGCATTAAGCTTTGCCGCAATGGCCTCCTTCATGGAGAGCTGCCTGTCACCATTGCCGCCAACCCCTCCGCCGGCATTTCCGCCTTTTACGGAGCCAACAGAAAAACCGGCGCCCCCTTTGGCGCCCTTATCCTGCTCCTTCTCCTTGAACAGGAACGGTTTGCTCTCCCGCAGGGCCTTCAGCTGTTCGTCCAGACCGGTCAGCTTTCCGTCATCCCCGAGGATGAGCTTGGACTGATCCACAAGCCCTGCTACCAGATCAGCATCCTGTGCGTCTGTGATCCCGAGCCGGATCGCGTTAGCCAGCTTCATGGCCTTGATCTGTTCGGCATACTCGGTGTCCTTCTGCTTCGCTGCGTTCTGCAGGTCAGTGATCTGCTGCTGAAGCGCGGCATTGTCGCCGGCAGACTTCTTCAGCTCCTCCAGATCGTCCTCAGCCTTTTTCTTTGCGGTCTGCAGGTTCTTTTTCTCCTCGTTGACCTCATCGAAGCGGTTCTTCGGGACAAATCCCTTCAGTTCCTCAGCAGATGCGGATGCAGCCTTTTCAGCCAGATCCTCAGCAATTCCCAATGCGACAAACTCTTCTTTTTTCATGAATCAATTCCTCCTGAATTCAGATCATTATTTTTTCGAGGTTCAGTCCTCGCTCTTCCGTCTCTCCATTTACCGTCCGGAGATACCAGAGGGACGAGCCCGTTTTCGGGCATAAAGAAAACACCGGATGTCCGGTGCTTATTTACTGACTGTCTTTTTCTTTACCGGCTTTGCATCCGGCGGCTTCGCAGCCACAGATTCAGCGAGGCCTTTGCCGATCAGAACCGCTGCGCGCTCTGGTGTGACCTCGTACACGGTTCCAGCCTTTCGCTCCTTCAGATCGAATTCACGATCCCGAAATGTCTGTGTTACTCTGATTTTCATGAGACATACCTCCTTCCTGTTCAATTTCGATACATGGCTCTGTGGCCAGGCACACCGGTGGAACTGATCTGCCAATGATATACAGATAGATCCGCCTGTCTCGGACGATCTGTTCAATCTCCTCATCCGTCAGCTCCCAGACTGTCTCCACCTCTTCATGGCCGTCCGGCAGCTGCACAAGTGTCGCAGGAAGGTCATGGCAGCCTTCCGCAGTATAGGTGATATTGGAGTAAGGTATTTTAATAGGGGTCATTTCATTGACAATCCTTCCATCAAATGATATATTTTAAATAGGCCTAAGCACTTACTTTGCAGCCCAGTATGGATTGTGAGGTGAGTGCTTTTATTCTACTCTAAAAGCCATTATATATTTATCTCCATCTTTTATTATTACAGTAGTAGGCCCTTTACATCTTTGAATCGCTCTTTTCTGTATTTCTAAAACCGCCTCCTGCTTATCGATTGTCATTCCAGCAATGTCGATAACCAGTCCTCTTTCGCTATCTTGTTTTTTCTCTCTTATCAGAGCTTCCAACAGCTGTTTATTGCCTTTTCGCAACCTGTCGTCAATCGCGTTTTTAGTTGTTGGCGCTTTATATTCCCAATATCTGTTGCGCCATAATGCATCAGGCATCTTTCCAGTTTTTGATTGTTCCGCAAGGCAATGTATGTCTCCACCAAACAGCTTATGAAGCCACCTCGTCGTCTCCCGATCGCTAATCTCAGTTTCGTTATCAATCAGCAATTTGCCAATACCAGGCTTCGCATCATCGATAAGCTGCTGGGTGACATCGGTTATGGTTCTTATTGGACCCCCATCCCTAAATTTTACATTTCTAAAGATTGCCTGCAGTGCTTTATTACTCATAATCTCCGTCATTTGTTCAACACGCCGCTCAAATGCCGCACGAAGGAATGGGTCATAACTCTGGTTTGCTTTTGCATGAAACTTTTCAGCTTCCATATTCCAGCGACTTATCTTTTCATCATATTTCTGCCGATTTTCCGGGTCCAGTCGGGTTTCTGCCAGGCGTTCATATTTTTCTACCTGTCGTTCCGCATATTGCCGTTGCGCTTCCCTGCGATCCGCAGCCGCACCCTTCTGCAATTCCTTCTTCGTAACAGGATCCGGAGCGGATGTAATTCCGGGATAGTACGTGTGGAAGCTGTCCTTGCACCTCGGATGCAAAAATCCCTGCTGCATAGCCGTGCTTACCAGCTGGTGCTTTCCATCAGGCTTCCCGCCGGAGTAAACATCGTCGATCAGGATCTGTCCGAGCCAGGGAATGCATTTGGGACAGGCATGGCCGAAGTTGCCGTTCTTCATGGTTCCCCGCCGGTTGACGATCACCAGCTCCGCGCCGTACTTCTTCCGCATCTCTCCGGCGCCCATCAGTGCTGCTCTGCGTTCCGCAGTCCGAATTGCCATGTCCGCATAGTCACTGATCGTATGCCTAGCACCATTTTTGTACACAATGCTGTCAATTCCTCTGGCAATGAAATCGTGCGTGGCCATATCTATGGCCTTCTCTACGGTTCCGGCACCGGTGTTTGCATACATCTGCGCATCGAAGATAATCTTGCGATACTGGTCATTGCAGCGCCGCAGGACGGCGTGCTCGGCCCTGGTCATGTCGTTCTGGGTGGCATTGATCAGGGCATCGAGTTTCCGATCATTAATCTTGAAAAAGCCGGCGCCTTGAATTTCCGGATCTCCGGCCGGTTTCAGCTTTTTCTGAAGCTCCGGGTGCTCTGACAGCATCTTCAGGATCTGCTTCTCTTCATCCTTCTGGCCGTTGACATTAGCGTGCTGGATTGCATGCTTAATTCTGAGATTGATCTGCCGGAACTGAGGACCGTATTTCTTCTGGTTCCTCTTCCGGTATTCTTCCAGGTACTCCAGCTGCTTTACCTGCCACATATCCCAGTCGAAGCCCATGTCAGACTCTTCATCCAGATGCCGCCGCAGGTTCCGCATCATGGAATCGATCAGTTCATGCTCGATCCGCTCCAGAGCTGCCGCTGCGTCATAGTCCCGAGGCATAGACCCTGTAGCCCTTTTTGATATATTCCCTGCGGCGCTGTTTGGTCTGCGTTATGGTCAGCTGCTCATTCACACAGATGATAATGTTATCCTTCTCTACGGCGTAGATGCCGACCGGAACGGATTCTTTCGCGAGATCGAGAACTTTATTCGCTCCCTCCCTCGTCATCTGATAGGCCTTCTTGGCGATTTGCAGTGTTACCATCTTCACCCTCCGAACCGAATGCATCAGCCCCGTCAAAGGGCTCTTCCATGTCCACAAGTCCCTGTTCTGCTTTCAGACGCTCCACCTCGGCGTCCTTGTCTTCCTGAGTCCACGAATCTCCGTACAGCTCCTCTATGGACTGCTCAATGGACATCACGCCACCTTGCTTGGCTTTGACCACCGTGTCGACAGTAGTGCCAAAGTCAGGCGCCGCATATTCTCCAAACCGGACAGACACCTCATACTCTTTAGCTGCAGGCCCGTGGATCAGATCATTCACCATCATGACCCTTTCGATCAGGGCCGGAAGCACGTCACTCAGTACAGCCGTTATCTTGCCCCTGACATGCAGCGTAACTTTTTCCTTCTCACGCTGAGCTTCGGCATTGTCAGTCTTCTTCAGATCCATGCCAAGCGTAGCTGGGCTCATGATGCCCTGCAGCACCAGATCCATGAAGGAAGAATAGCTGTTCACATAGGCCTCATAGCTAATCTGGGGCTGAGACACGTCGATCTTATCCTGGGCGCCTTCTGACTTCAGGGACCCAACCGCAATAAAATCATTGTCGAACGGGTTCGCCTCAATCAGCTGTCCTGTGTTCGGATCCCGGGGAACCATATCCTCGGGAATATACCGCTTCACGCGACCCATCCTGACGGCGTCCAGCCACTGGCTAATCACCTCGTCAAGGGCGTCAAGAGCATCCGTTTTGGAATCGAACAGGGCCTTTCCTCTGCCTGGCCACTTGCCAGACTGGAAGAAGATCAGCGGGACAGCCATCATGAAATCGCCATTGAATGTCGTGTCCTTCAGGCCGGCAACCTCTTCAACCTCAGATAGCTCTACCTGCTTCCCGTCTTCACTAAACAGTCGGTAACGGACGTATCCTATGCCGTACTCTTCTTCCAGGCGATATTCCTTCTCGCCCTGCTTATAGGGCGTATAGAATTTCACGGCTGTAGTCTTCCGGCCTTTTGTGATGAACTCAACACTGTCAGCCTCATAGAAGGACACGATCGGATAGGCACTGTCCGGATCAATGGATATTTTGAACGCACCATCGGAAGAAGACAGGGCGCCGGCAACTGCATCTCCGAGAAGGCCAGGGAAATCGCATTCCTTCGCAATCTCTTCCCAGACATCGGCGATCGGATGTACCGTCTCGTCCTCTCCGAAATCGGCGCCGTCATAATCTGCTGTAACGATGTCCTTGTATCTGTCCACCACAATCGACACGATCCCGCTATGAATCTTCCGGACCTTGCCATATGGCACGGCCGCCCAGAACCGATTAGTATCTGTATCTGTAGCTGCTGCCTGCTTGAAGAACTGCGCCAGTTCTGACGGATCTCCTCGATACCATATCTGATTTTTCAGGACATTTGCCCTGAATGACAGCGGCTCCTTAATCGTGATCCGCTTCTCAGGCGCCGGCTGCACCTTCAGCAATTTGAAAACAAAATCTCTGAACCAACCCATCAGGCTGTCCTCCTTCCGATCCCAATCTTCTTCTCATAGGGCAGCCATCCGTACTGCACAGAGTTGATCATGTGGTCGTTTTTGTCTTCCGGCTCGTTATCCTTGTCCTCCTTCCAGCTATACACTTCCAGCTCATGAATGTATG